CCATTCGCACCCTTTGAAGCCTTGATTAAATGTTGTTATGTTATATTGACCTTTATGTACACACCTTTTGTTTTAAGAAACATTCGTTGTTACACATTTTCATTATACCATACCAGCCTTTAATCAAGGCCTTTTCGGTAATTGGAGACCATCTGTCCCCTAGTTTAGTACAGGTATTTGTTGTGGGCCTGTCACCCACTTCATCTTATAGCGACTACTTAAGCTCTTTATAGCTGAGAAATATTTGGAGTTTCAATATTATGAAACTACCCGCTTCTCATCGAACACGTTACGTTCGACATACCGTTTTCCGGTACGCTTGGAGGCCATTGGCCTGAATGAGATCCAAGTTCTTTGTTTAATATTTCCGTGACATACCTTTCACTCTAATCACATTCCACTTTTACATACACTCACTCACGTTTACGTTCATTCTTCACACTGTTTTTATATGTACATGTATACACACGCTAATTGTTTAATTTACGCATTCTTCATCAAGCTTCTGACTTGGTCCTGTTTTGTTGGCGAGTTACGTATTGATCTTGTTGGACATTCCAGAGGTTCACGCATCGATAAAGACATTTATTAGGGGACAGACGAAGGCACTTTTCATGTGTCGACCCCAGTATTTGTGTAATAGACGGAGGTGTGTGTCGAGGGTGTCCTTAGGTAGGGACGAACTGCGAGCAGTGTTTTTCTTCCCATATTGAGAACCTTGTTTTCTTTCCCATGTCAACAACCTTCAGGGGTTACCGCTTTTGCGGGTTGATGTGTTTTTGAGAATTTGATTATCTATGGGTTTCGTTGGTTATTATCGTGTTTCATGTTAATGATTGACCTTAATTGGTTTTCTTAATTGATACGATTTGATTTGCACTTGCAGACGGGGGCGCGACGCCCGTGATATGTTAAATTTGTAGAGTTTTGAGCGAGCTTTGCATGACTTGTCCATTTTAGATTGGATTGTCGTTTTTAGTAAGGTACTAATGTATCGTTGAATTAATTAATTTGTGTTTTATATGTTCACCAGCCTTTAGGACGACTCCCGCCCTTCGGGCACTGCGGCAGTTTAGAGGTAGAACAAACCCCAAGACCTTAGATGGTTAAACCAACAATGAATCACAACTTCTCGAAACAAGTATTCGCGTCGCTCTTTAAGGAAAACGTTCTATTTAGCGGACTTGGTGTCCGCCTCACTGATGCTATGATCAATATGCATTATCGTGAAAAAACAACCCCCCTCGACCCCCGGTTGATGGCTATGCCCACCCACAAATTCATCGACGCCGTATTGTCGGAGTATGATGAGTTTTGGAAGCGTGGTAGTGGCGACGATTGGGTCAACCTCACCCCACATGACTATTTAGTCAAGAAAGACGAGTATATTTATGATGAGCAGGATGTTTACCCTGACTCTAACTCGCCTTATAACAATATATATGCTTCTATGGAGCAATATCTCTCTGGGCGCCCAATGGTTAAGTATACTGAGCACGAGGGCCTTTTCTACCCTGAGCCCACTAGCACTGACCCGTTTTGGTCACTTGGGGAGGGACAGGCTAATAAGCGCCTTAGACTTTGGGTTCATTGCTTTGGGTTGCCGTCTGGCGCTAGGGCATATTTCAAGGCTCGGCGCTCCATAGCTGTTGAGCTTTCTCTATGGAGAGAGAGCGAAGTTCCCGATGAGGTTCGCTTGGCCGAGTTTTTCGGTATCAAACCTGATAACGTAGAGGAACAGGGAAATGAGCGTGATCAAGACCCTGCCTTTGTACCGGATATCGCAAACGACACCATGACCAGACTTTCTAAGGTGCTCACATCCGATTATTACTTTTGGATAGCTAAGGCCGTTCAGATGTCTTTGGCGCGCAAGGGATCTGCGATTGATTATGCGATAGTGTCTAATGACATTCTCATGCGCTACGCAAACCACATAGCTTCGTTGGGTGAGTCGTTCACCACTGCTATTAATGCTGCCGTTAAGGCACTGTATGATGCCGTATGTGGGGCTTTGAACTCCAGTGGCGGGGCCTCAAAATTTATGCAAGCTTTTGCTGAAGAGAAGCCCGATGTCGCTCACGACGAGCCATCTGCTGAGCCCACTTTCAGCGCGCAGGGTCCAGATGCTCAGTCTGGCTTCGGCACCGTTAAGGCTTTGCTGTCACAGGGAAGTGCCCTGTTTAAGTATCTGGAGCAGAAGGGGACTTTTAAGGAGTTCGCTAAGCTGATCGCCATTGGCGTACTGGGCGGCTATGCTCTTGTTTGCCAAAACCCTGACGAGTTCAATCTCGCTAATTTGGAATCGCTGTGGTTGCATTCCACTTCAGGTATTACCACCCCCTCTTTGACGGCAGTCTCGAGGGTTATGTCCACTATGTACGACACCATAAGGGGCTACCAGGATGCCCCACCTGGCACTACCTTTTCCGCATTCATTCGCGATTGTGTCGACTACGACTCGCAGATAGCGTTTGCTAATAAGCTCCTCATTCAGTACGGTTCTTGGGGCATCCTCAACATTGAGGATCAGTGTTTGTGGAAGGAGCAAACAGTGCAGTTTATGCACTATGCCGAGTCCACCCTTGGCGCTAAGAAGTGTTGGTTCTCTGGTAAGGGCCTCTTCAGGGGGGTTCGCCGCCCCATACTCACCGTTTTTCAGACCCTGTATGAGAAACTTTCTATTGGCTTCACGGCCCTAAGCAACGGTGGTCCTCGGAAGGCCCCATTCTCGTTCGTGTTTCTTAGTGGGTCTTCGGTTGGCAAAACGTATATTCTGCAGTTGGTGCAGGAAATGCTTTTGACCAAGCACATGAACGTGCCGAAGTCCAAGCATACTGAAGCCGTTTTTGTTTGGAATGGTCAGACCGAGCACATGGATGGCCTTACCAATGGCAAGCTCATTATTGTTCTTGACGATGTCGCTGCTAAGCACCCAAAGCTTTATGAGCCCGATGGCGGCGACCCGCAGATAGCGGGCGGCATTCAGATGATCAACAATGTCGCATGCCTTGCGAAGATGGCGGACTTGTCCGACAAGGGCAAGATTTTTATCACCCCGAATGTGGTAATGGCCACGTCCAACGTTCAGGGCTTAGGCCTGGCTAATACCTTCGTCTTCCCTGCGGTTATGCAGCGTAGGTTCAAGATTTTCGTCACCTGCACCCTTCGCAAGGAATTTTCTACTCCGGGAGGCACGCTGAATGAGAAGGCTGTGATTGATTGGAATACCAAGAACCCCGGGGTTGCCCCTAATGCTTGGAACTTCGTGGTTGAGGTTGTCAAGATCAGGAATGACAACGATAATGGCAAGTTCAAGATAGTCACCGAGTCCGAGCATTTGGACATTATGGACACCAGGGCCTTCATGAAGTGGCTCTCGAAGTCCTACGTTGAGCACATGGTTGGCCAGACAGCCTTTATGGCCGCAGCTAATGCCACGCACAATTGGGACTTCATTGATGAGGATGATGAGGAGGTGGGCTCGCGCCCCGCCTCCCCCCTAGATGGGGATTTGGGTGTCGGCGGGGCTAGCGACTTCGATCATGGTGACGCTCAAGTTTATAACCCTGAGGCGCCCGGTGACGAGGTGGAGGTTACTAAGCGCCCTTTCTCTAACACTTTCATGGCTGTCTTTTTCGCCTTTTGTGCTTGCTTGTCTGTGATTGCGAGCATGTGGGACAACGACGACTTTCGCGTGCGCACCCGCATCACAGGCCTTTTCTCCTGCCTTTATAGCGCATATGAGGTCACTCCCGTGGCTATGGGTCTGGTTAGGGCCTACACTGGGTTCGCTAATATTAGGGACAAGGTGAACATTTGGTTGACGGCTGCGCGGCATATCATGGGTGATGTGGCTTACTTCTTGTGCGTTTTCGGCCTTGCTTTCGGCACGCATTACGTTGTTAGCCGTACCTTTTCCAAGCCGGCGCCAGTGATCGTTATGCAAGCACCGGAGGCTAAGCGCCCCAAGGTTTCTCCGATTGAGATCCCTGAGCACTCCGCTGACCTTAGGCCCAGGTACTCTGCGCCCTTTTTGGGCTCTGGCGCTGCTCTCACCTTGAGCAAAGCCAGTAAGTCTGTTCATGGGGGCCGTTTGGCAGAGATAGTGGCAGAGAACCACTTTCATTTCACTTTTCGGTCTAAGGCGTTTCCCACGTACACGTTGGCTACGGCCTTTACTGGGGCGGTTAGTTCGGCT